GCGGTTACTTCGCCAGTCTCTTTAGTGATCCTGAATCCGTGATGGATCATGTCAGTTTTCGGGTGAGTTTGTAAGTATCGCCTGCACTTCTTCACTTTGTTATTTAATAACCAGTCATCGTCATCGCATCGTGTCACGTACTTAACGCTCGGCAGTTCATTCTTAATGTAATCCATCGCGATGTTAAAGCTAGAGGCTAGTGTTGGCTTAGCGTTGATTAAATAAATTACTCGATCATCATTCAAGTGCTCTAAAAACTTAAGAGTATTGTCTTTTGGTTCTCCGACGCAGATAAGCACTAAGTTTCTATAAGATTGGTTCAGCACGCTGAGCACTGCTTGGATTGCGTACTCTATTCGGCCATACAAGGGCATGATCACCGCGACGTTGGCTGATCGCTTGCTGAATCTTGTCTTAATTAATTTGAACTCTTCTGAGTCCTCGACATGTGTGATTTTTAAAACCATAGGAGTATGTTAAGTATAGATTTATTTAAATAAGTTCCTCTAAAATGTTAAAATAAAAAATAAAACAGTTTGTTGTCTCGAGCGGTCTTTAGTAGCCTATAATTAAGCATCTAAAAACGCAACTAGACAAATCAGTACCGTTAGCTACTTCGGTCAAGCTTGTGTCGCCAGCGTAATCGCTATTAGTCTCTAAGACTAAGAACTTATACTTATCTGGGTTAAAGCTGCCAATATAGCCCCAGTCCGTACCTCTACTAATCTGTGGGATGACTGCTAGAATATTCTTAATGCCTTTTCCTATAGCCGCAGGATTTAAAGTTTCCCCACCGGTTAGGTAGGAACTATCCATTGCGATATCAACTATCATCATCTTCAAAGGTGTAGATAAGTGATCCAGCACACGCTGGTTCTTTCGATACGTTTCTGTTTTGTGGGTCAATGTTATTGCCATTTTATTTTATCCTCCGTAATTGGTAGTCCTTCAGCGTTCCAGCGTCAGGCTCAAAGACGTCAGTGACTTTCGCCACAGTCTTCAATTACTGTTTGGTTCCCCTCTAGGGGTTATGCCTCGATAGGCATTCGGGTCGTTTCAGATTACTTTAAACATCACTAGGATGCTTTAAGGTCCCTGATTTTACCTTGAGCTGCTAAGAATCTACACTTAATTTCGGCCATTGTTCTGAACATTCCTTCGTTACCCAATCGATCGATTGCGAATGGAGTGCCCATATTCATGCCAGCCTCGAAGTACTGAGTTGGTTTAGCGACATCGATACCAAGTCTTGGCTTACTAAATCCTTCAGGGTTTGAAGAATCCAGGAAGTAAATCCTCGATAGTGTGTCTTGCACGACGTTCTTCGATGTGAAGATCGGTATGCCGTAAAGAGTAGTTACCCTAATACCTACACCAATTCCCTTCTCGGTTTTGACACCGTTAATGGTTAGCTGTGCATCGGATTCGCCTAAAGCGCTGTTTCTGTTGTAACGTACTTGAGTATCGTACAAGCCTGTAAGAGCAGACATTGTGTCGTGACCAGTTAATCCAACAGTAGTGTTGGCTCCGGCACTCGGCAAGTCTGTCATTAGCATGTCTCTAATCAATTCGTCAGTCAACACACGGTCAACATTGCTGTTGTGATCTACTTGAGCGTCTGCCCAAGAGTTTGCCGCGTCGCTACGATCGAGTCCGTATATATCTGAATCGCCTGCAGTAATACCGCAATTATCCTCTTCTGACTTTGAACTACAGATACGATCGATTGATTCAAGGTTGTTGCCGGCTAAAGTGTCGACATCAGTTAATAGCATAACGTTCATCATTTCTTTGTGATGGATGCCCATTATTGCTCTCATCTGAGCCATTGATCCAACGGCGTCGTCATCACTTTGGCTTGCCAGGAATTCCTGGACCTCGGATACATCGAATGTATGCGCAACCGTTTTCGGTTTTGCAGTTAGTTCTTGCCATGTAGGCTTAATTGTAGCTGGTAGGGCGCCGTTCTCTCCGACTCCGCCACCGCTTGCTGCTGGTCGAGCAGTTAATACTCTCCAACCGCTACGTCCCCAGACTGTTTTAGGTAAAAGCCCAAATGCATTGGCTTCCCTGTTAAGCTGTGACCAAACTTCAGCACCATACACGGCGTTATAAACCCCAGTAGTGGTGCTAAGCACAGGCGCGTCCTTCTTAATTATTTGAGCACCCAGCTTAGAGTAGTATAGGTTCTCTAGTTCAGCGATCGTCCTTATTTTAACTCCTCTGAAATACATTTTTAAACACTACTCCTACCAATAGCTTCCAACACGGATTTCCGGTCGCTTTCGAGATTGGTGTCTTGGATCATTCCCCAGTCCATTTTCTTCTTACCTTTCGCAATGTCAAGAGCTAAGTCCTCAGTTGCCTGTGGTTTAGCTTTTGGTGTTGCTGCTGGTCGTCCGATTGTTGACTTGGTAATGTTCAAGGCTTCCACGCTCTTCTTGATCTCAGAGACTTCCTTCTTGATGTCCTCAAGTTCGGCCTTCTCTAATTTCACGCTTTCCGGAGCTTGTTTTCCTGGTTGTTCATTATCGGTTTCTTCAGCGATATCCTCGGGTAATTTTTTAACGTCACCCTCCCCGCTGCCTGCTGACTCGGTGCCTTCAGGTGCGCCTTCAGCCTTCTGCGCCTCTATTGCTACAGGTGCAGTGACTTCTGGCTTAGCCACTAAACTCAATAGCTGATCCAGCTTTGCGTTTAATGACTCAAGTGAGACAGATTCTACAGCAGGAGCTGGTGCTCCTATTGCTGGTTGATTAAAATCATCTGCCATGATTAGTAATAATGTGTTTGGGTTAATTTAAGTTTTTAGTATCTTCATTTTCTCAATCTCTGCGTTACTTTTAAAATAATGTTGCCCATCTGTCTTTGATTTAATGATCACTCCCTCTTTAATTACTTGCGTGACCTCATCTTCTTCTTTAACTGTTTCCTCAACTTCTTCTTTTGCAGAGCATCCTTTGTCTGCAGTCATTGACTTTAGAACTGACTGCTCCTTGTCGCATACGCCTGTGACCTGGCACTTCCAGGCCCATTCTGTTTCCTTATCTTCTTGTTTTGATTTAGCCACCATGTTTGCCGCTATGAGTGATGCTTCCGTGTTAACTGGCACATTGCCGGGCCTTACCACTGTGAACTCGAATGCCTCGATTTCTTTTAGGATTCTTGTTGCTTCGCCTTTAATGACTTTGAACTCTCTCTTCCTTGTCTTGCCGCCGAAGCTCATGCCGGTGCTGTCGCCGTTCTTAATGTCAGCCCATACCTCGTCGTCAGTGATGTAATCCTTGAAAATCTGGCAGGTTAATAGCACGCCTGGTACTGACTTCTTACCCACCTTCTTTTCTGTGAAATCAAAATTAAGGATTTTACCCACTACCCTGTTTGAGTGGCCGTCAACGATTTGGCCTCCTCGCTTCATTAGTGTTAGCATGACTGGTTTAAGGTCATCCATTAAAATCATGTCGCCGTCGCTATCTCTAGTCTCTACGCTTCCCCATGCCTGGAATATTCGGTCATCGTCGTTTATGATTGTTACCATGTATTGTTACCTCGTATTTTATCTCGCCTCTGTTCACGTGCACGTCGATTGCTGGTCTTAGGTATGGTTTTGGGTCCGTACCGTGAACTGCTATCTTCCTTGCGATTAACTTGGCCACGTGTCTGGCGTTCTTCTGTTTTACACCTAGTTTTCTCCTAGTCCACGTCTCGATTGATTCTTCATCAACCATGTGTGGAGGGGTTCCGAACTCTACGCCTGCACTGTATGGCGCGTCGAACTTGATCGTCTTCTTCAAGTGTTCTTTGATCACTCGGCCACTTCCAGCCAGGAAGCCTGTGTCGGTGATCGCGGCCGTATACACTCTGCCTGAATAACTGCTCCTCCATAGTCGCTGTTTATCAAGGTTCTTTTGGGCGTCAGCCATTATCGCGTCGGCAATGTCATCGAGCTCCTTATCGAGTTGTTCTTCTATTTCTGCTTGCGCTTCTTCTTTGAATCGCTCTTCGTCGAACTCAGCCATGTTAATTAATAATGCTTCTGGATTAATTTAAGTTTTTAGTATTAAGTAGTTACTACGATTACTGCGAAGCAAGTGTCGCCTGATAATTTAACAATGCTGAACGTTGGGACTGTGTTAGCTGCAGGCACTACGGTCGCTATTGCCGCGGCAATTAACGTATGAATGTTATCGTAGGTTCCTTTGGTCGTTCTTAAAACACTGATCGCCATGTTATACTTTAAGGCGTTTTCCCTAATTTAAGTTTTTAGTATTAAACTTTTAATCCTTTAATGAATCTTCCTAAATTATCCCTTTTATGATCATGACATTTATGACATAAAATAATCCCATTACGCACACGATGATCCCCCTTACCCGTTGCTTTTCTACCATCATATTCTTGAGGGATTATATGATGTGCTTCAAGGTTCTCAGTGCATCCACAAATAACACAAACATTAGGGTAGAAATTAAAAACTCTTCTTCTAAAGTTTTGATGTGTATTGCCTTTTCTTCGTGATTCTTGGGCTTTAAGTGCTGTTTTAAATTTATCTCGCTTACCTGTTTTGTATTCATAATCCATTTGACATTTAGTACTACAATATTTTCTTGGGTGGCCTGTTTTGTTTGGAAATTTAATTTTACAATTTAAACAAATCCATTCTTTAGGATATTTTCTATTAGGATGATTCTCTATTAAATATTTTGATTGCCATCTCTTCTTGCAATCCATTGAACAGAAATGATGTTTATAACATTTTAATCTACTTGGTGTCTTTTCGATTTCTACACCACAACCATTGCAAGGAATCTTAATTCTATTCTTCTTCATTAATCTTATTAACCTAACCCTACCTTAAATAAGTTGTTATTCTCTATGGTTTACGAATAATGCGAAATCTGCAATTTAAATGTGGGGTGAACGGTCTGCTTGATTGATATATTTCAGGATCAGCCTCTGCCTTAATTATTTCTTTTAATTTAGTTAAACTAACACCACGTTTTGCTCTTTTATTAATGGCTTTGCAGTATTCAGTAGTGCGACCATCGTGTAATGGCCCTTGCCAGATGTACTTATAATCCCCTTTGGGGTCGGCCTTCTCGTACGCGTACTCACGTGCCTGGTTCTGCAATACACT